AGCATTTAATCTTCTGTTGGTAGCAGCCGTAGATTCTAAAGCTGCCATAGCTTGTTCATCTTCAAGTATAGCTTTGTTTTGTAAAATTTGATCTTCTTCGTTTACAGTTTTATGATCAAGACTTATTGCTTGAGCAATGGCTTGTGATTGTGTGTAAAGTTTATTGCCATTGTCATCTTCCATAGCCATTAAACCCGCAACATTATCCAAAAATGCAGTACTATTATTTTGTTGTCCAGCAAGATCTTGAACTTTAGTGTATGCACGAATACCATCTGCTCTCGCTTGTGCAGTCATAGCTTCTTCTGACATTATGCCTGTAGTAGAAGTTGCACTTTGAATTTTTGCTAAAGCACTATCCACATATGGTGATAAATTAGCTTCATATGCTTCAGTTTCCAAATCTACAGAAGTATCTGGCTCACTTGTAATTTGTGTGCTAATAGGTTTAGATCCAGGAACAATAACTCCGTTTACAGTTTCATAAGTTTCGGTAGTATTTTGTCCTAAAGCATTTGTACCCTTAACTTCTTTATAACTCTTTGTGTCTGTAGTTGGTGCATCAGTAGCTTGTTCACCTAACATATCTGTTGGAACTCCATTAACAGTACTCCATGTTTGCGTGTAACGAACACCATCCTTCATAGTAGGTATTTTTACAGTACTTAATACAGGTTTAGGTACAGCAGCAGTAATATTAGTAGACATTTCCATAGCTTTTCTAGCTTCATCATATAAACCAGCACCATCTAATAATCTAGCAAGTGTTTTAAAATCTTCAGCAGTTTCTGGAGCAGGAACTTGTTTTCTAATTTCTTCAAGTTTTTGCATTCTAGCCATTCTAGGGTCAACTGGTTCCTCTTGACCTGTCAACATTCTTCCTAAAGAAGCATAAGCATCACTTCTTTGATCACCAATACCACCAGCACGATACATCATTCCAGCACCTTTTGTACTAGCTAAATTAACAGCATTGTTTATATTTGACTGTTGTTGTGCCGCTTGTTCATCTGCCATTAATTGTTGCAGACCAAACATATCGTTACTGTATGCCATAATTATTCCTTTATCCTATTAGATTTCCTAAAAATTTACCAGCTACTCCACCAATTCCTGGTGCAACTGTGTTTCCTACTGCACCAAATATACTTCCCCAAAAATCACTTTTACCTTTTGATTGTTGTTGATCAGCATAAGCTAATTGATCATTTAATCTTGTATTTGCATCTGACACATTACCTAAATTACCTGTTGCATTTATTGCAGGAATGTTAAGATAACGATTAGTTTTATCTTCCACACCTGTAAGCATATTATATTGGCCAGTTGACCTAGCTAAATTGTTATCAATAAGTGCTTGTGATTCACTAAACGCTTGATTCATTGCACCTAATTTAAGTCTATTAGTAGAAGCATCAGTATTCATTTGATTCATAAACTGTTGAGTAGAAGAAGCACCTGTATTTAATTCTCTTGCTCTTCTCAATTGATCAGCTACTGCTAATTCTTCTTCATAAATACTCATCATATCGCCATATCGTGATTTTTGAGCATCTCTCCAACCACCAGCTGCTAAATCTTCTGCTTGTTGTCCAAACATACCTTGCCTTCTTATGGCATCTTCTCTAATTTGTGTATTAGCTTCATCAGCTTCAGATGTATAGGAATATGTGCCATCTGGGTTTTGCCTATATCTAGTAGTTCCACCAACAAAATTAACATCTGGTGTTGTTTTTTTAAATATATCTTCTCTAAGGCCTTCTTGATAATTTAAATCAGCTTGACCATATTTTCCAGGATCTCTGTTAGCACCAACCATATTTCCTAAATTTGATAAAAATTGACTACCACCTCTAGGAGTAATGCCATTTTGCCTATTTAAATTTGTAAGAAACTTTGAGTTCATGCCTCCTGCTAATTTACCAGAACCCCTTTTTCCTAGTCCTAAGTTACCTCTGCCTCTAGCCATCTTAATCTCCTATGCTGTTCTGCGCCACATATAAACTGTGATGCTTGGTTGTATGTTATTGTGTGCTGTTCCACTACCTGTTGAACCTGAAGTAGCACTTGAGTTTCCACCTGTTGTTCTAGTTATGTCATGAATACTTATGTTATCTGTTGATGTATTTTGTCTATCATAACTGTGCGTGTGAGCAGGAAGTTCAGCAACACTTAATGTATGTGTTTCAGCACCTTGTTCTTCATTAAGTGTATCAAATGTACCACTAGCTGCTTTACCAACTGGCACTCTACCTGCTGCATATGCTACCCAAGTTCCAAATCCAAGAAGTGTAGCTGGATTTGTAGAAACCGCTGCATTAAAATAAATAGAACCAACTGGATAAACTAAAGCATTAATTGTTGCTGCTGTTAATGCAGATGTAACAAAAGCAGTTGTAGCCACTTGTGTTGTATTTGTTCCAGCACCTGCAGTTGTAGCACTAAATGCTTGAGAAGCACTACCTGCTAGATCAGCCTTAGTGTTAACTGCTGTTTGTACTGCTGTAAACTCAGTATTAAAATCTGCACCAGATATTACTTTTCCTGCATCGGAATCTGCTAGTGCATCTTTGCCAGACCATCCGACAGCTATAGTATAGTTTGCCATTATCTTATCTTTCCTTGTTTATGTAATAAAGTTAAGTCTTGTAAAGAAGCATCAAATCCATTTGATTCAATATCTATCTCTAATTTTAGGTTTTTAGCCGAACCTGTCAACGGTGTTTTATATTCATGTAAACCATATACTGGTTTATATGTAGAATTATTAGGATGTACAGTAGCATTATGAGTGTGTGTAACTGTTGTTGAACCATATAAAGACGAACTTGCACCCCATAAAGATGTTGTACCTGTCGTTGAAGGATTTAAGGTTATAGAAGTTGTTGTTGATGGAGTTGGACTATAATCTTTATACCATTTTAATCCTAATGTTGCTCCAGAACCACCCTCTAAAACTAAAAACAATCTCTTTAAAAATGAAGCTGCTATAGATTGGCCTAAATTAATCCATGTTGTAGCAATACTACTTGTATATGAACTATAAGTATAAGTTGATGCACCAGCTAAATCTGTGTCGTAATAACCCTCATAACCAGCTAAACCACCATCTTTTTGTCCTACTAATAAACCATATAACTCTGTATATGACATATTAGAAGGTTCTCTATCATTGTCAAAAGTCCATGTTGTTACTCTTGGTGCTTGGTTAGGTGTGAAATGTTTAAAATCAAACACATAAGTAATATTTTTATCAACAAATGACATTATGTAAATACCTTCATTTTCTACATAAACACTTTTAACATTTGAACTTTGACCAATATTTCTAATTAATCTATCTTTAATGTTTATGCTTAAATCAGTTAATGGTAATTTATCTTTTTCAGTTGTTCTACCTAATGATCTAACACCTGTATTAGACAAAAAAACTAAATCATCACCAATGGCTTGAACTGTATCTCTTGATACAAGACCTACACCCCTAATAACTTCATTAAGTGCAAGTGATCCTACTGTTTCTGGCCTGTCATATATAACAATATTGTTTTTACCAAATATAACTAATTTTCCATAAAAAGGAGCAATTGCTATAATTGTATCAATACCCCAAATTTTTGACAAATCTATTAAACCAGCATCACCACCTGTCCAATCATCACCATCTAAAAGATTAGAATAATAAACAACATCTGGTGACTCTGCTACACCACCTGCCCATATTCTTCCGTATAAACCCATTCCACAAGTTGGTTTAAATTGATTAGAAGATACACTTGCTGGTTTAGTTGCATGTGCTGTCCACCTTGATCCAGAAGTTAAACTACCATCATATCTTTGTGGCTCTACTCCAGCATGAAAACAATGCAATCGATCATTAAAATTAACAAATTGCCAATTACCCGTACTATTAGCAACAGTATGTTTTACATCAGCACCACTACTAGGAAAAGCTGATGCTGGTGAAGTAAAATCTACAGCATAAATACTTGTTCCATAACTTACAAATATTTTATTAGTTCCTTGATCATTATGTTCTACTACAGATGCAATAGCTGTTCCAGAGGGTGCTACTTTTTGTTTTAATCCTTTTCTAAAAGCAATACGACCAGACTCTCTAATAACTACATTTTCTGCTTTAACTAAAAATGATGTATCTAATGATGCAGGATTACTTTGAGTATTTAACCCATTTAATCCAATATCAGTTAACGGTTGATATGATAATTCTTTTGCCATTATCTAAAATTTAATCCTGTTGCGTATTGACTGCTATGATTTTCATTTACAAACCAATCTGATTCGTATTTAGTATTACCACTATCTAATATTATTGCTTGTTTAAGTGCTTCATTAGCCTCTTGAGCCATTAAACTAGATTGTGTACCACCATCTTCACCTCTTTCAGCTATTGCCCTAGCCCATGCTCCAAGTATAACTGGCTGTGCTGGTACTTTTAAAACTGTAGCAGCACTTGTAAGTTTGTCTTGATACTTAACAACATCAAAAGATATAGTGTGTGCTTCAGTAGGAACTGGTGATAAATCTACTTTTAAATTATTAGAACTATCGCTACCATTAAAAGCATAGTACAGAGGCTCACCAGTATCGTCTGTAGGGTATTTTACGGTGTTAATGTACTGTTTGCTTACTTGATGTAAATGAAGGCCTGTATCGTTGTTTATGGCATCCAATATTTTTATCTCTTGACCAGATGATAAATTGTAATTTTTTGTACTTGCTACTGTCGATATATCAACTGTTTCTCTAAGATTTAACCAATCATGTCTTTCTTCAACACCTCGTTTAGCATCATTAATTAATGATCCTATAACTTTATGATAGGCAGATACATTAGTACTATCATTTATAGCACCAGACCAATCAGTTGCAATTGTATCTTCACGCAACCTTATTAATACTTCATTAATTAATTCTTTATAAGTCATAACTTATCCTTTAATTATTTTTCCCCAAACCGAACCTTTACCTTCTACAATATCTACTACTTCTACTTGAAAATTACCATTGTCAAAAAAAGTTACAATTCCAAAAGCATGATTCCAATTGTGTAGCCTTCCTTTTAACCATGTATTTTTTTCTGCTGACATATCTTTTAAACAACCCATAGCCCAAGAACTTATGTTTCCATCTAGTAATCTAGTGGCTGAGTGTCTTGCTACATCATGAACATGCCCATACATAATGTTTGTTCCATAATTATCTAAATGTTTCTTAGCGTGATTTACACCACAATAAGCACCATGTATAAAAGATAATTTACCAATACTTAATACTTCATTGTACTTGCGATACTCATATCCCCTCTCATCCCATTTACACGCATTTCTAAATGTGTACTGATCAAGATATGGATTTTCTTCTACAAACGCATCTAGCCATTCGTCATGATTACCTGCAAGAATATGTCGTTCTTTGCATTTAATCTTGTCTAACACCCTGTCAAACCTGTCTATTTGTTTATTAACAGCTTTAATTTCTTTATCTATTTCTGGAAGTTGGTATTCTAATGGTGGTCTTTTTCTTCTTTTATATCTGTGTCCAGATACTGACTCCCATTCTCCAACATCACCCAGATTAATAAATATGTCTGGTTTTACAAATTCTATCGCTTTTAATGTAACTTTAACTGCACTTTCATCATGTATTGGAAAATGCTGGTCGGGTATAACAATCGCCCTTTTCATTTTTACCTACCTTTTGCTAGTTGCGCTCCAAAGTAGAATTCGATTATCATTGTTGCCCATCTAAATATTTCATCAAACTTCAACATCCCTTCTACAGTTACATATTCTATCACATCAGGAGTAAGCTGTAATCCTAATATACTGGCCCCTTCAATGACTGTAGGAATGACTGTAGGAACATCCCAAAACACAGGAGCTACTTGTGTAAAAATAACTAAGGCTAATATAGTTAAAATAATGATCCTTCTATTCATAGCAGCCATTGGACTTTCTTTCTGTGCCATTGACCTAGCTTGATTAATAGATTCGTTCCTAACCTGTAGGTTTTCTATCATCATTTTCTGTTGTTCTTGTGCTGCTTGACTTTTAAGTGCAAACAACTTAGCTACAAAGCCTAATGCTATTGGAGCTATATTTGTTAAAAATCCTATCATGCTACCAACTTGAGTAAATTAAACATACCAACTTCAGATGCTAAAAAATATGCAAAACCACCGTATATAAAATATCTAATTTGATTTAACATGTGGTACATTTTTTGTATCTTTTCATTAGTGTCATCAATCTTGCTAAACAATTTTGCAATCTGTCCAGAATGTTTGTCTAACTGTAATTGAAATCTATTTTCATCCATCATCTTTTCTTTGGCTTTTTACCATATCCCATAATATCTCCTAGTTTGCTAGTGGGTTATCTAAAGACTCTTGTATCCGTTTTTCTATGTCTACCTTAGTCTTCTCTACTTTAATCTCAAACCGATCTAATTTAGTGTCGTAGTTTGTTAACTTTGTATCTACTGACTGTAATTTAGTATCGACCTTTGACTCTAAGTTCCATTGTGCATTTCGTAAATCTGTCATGTCTTTCTTTAATTCTATTTTTATAGTATCAGCATGTTCTTCTATTCTTATAACATCGCTAGAAGTCTTTGCCATTTGTCCAGCTATTGCATCTAAGTCCAAATTTGCTATTCCTTCAACTTTTTGATATAAAAGGAATCCTCCATAGAGTGAACCAACAATCGTTGAAATTAGAGCAAATGCTGCGACTAAACTGGTATATGTAAACCTTAATCCTAGAAATTTTAGTCGTTTATCAACTAAACCTTCAACTTGTGCAACTTTTTCTCCTAGATCAGCCATTAATTATTAAATGCTCCATCATTCTGTAATTGCTTCAAGTATTCAATTTCTTGCTTTAATCTTTCTACTTCTAACCTTCTTCTTTGTAATTCTAACTGGTAAAGCGTATTACAATTAATTCTTTCACTTGGTGCATCTAAAGGAATAATTAGCCTAGCATACAATCCTATGTCTTTAGTCTGCGGATCATTGCCTTGTTTTCCTATAATTGGCACAACAGCATTGTTAATTACGCCAGTCATTCCAATCTCAAAATTTGTGCTACCGCCTATAGCATTCTTACAATCAAGATCACCTGCTCTAATACTGTCCGAACCACTTACTGAACTAATACTCGGTATTGAAAAACTCATTGAGTTACTATCTGCTATTACCTGTGAACTCAGTAATAATAAAATTAACCACCGTTTCACTTAAACCTCGAACAAATCTTAGATTCTACAATGGGTTTAAAATCATCATTGCCTCTAAGTTTTGATGTTGAGCATATATATTCAACAACTTTTGCATTTTTATCATTAACATAAACATCAAATCTAACACGATGCAAATACTTTATGTTTATTATCTTGTATCGAGTAACAAACGGTATAGGTTTCCATTCTTTATCAAACACACCAATTTCATACCATTGCACATCCGATCTTTTATTAAACACCTGCATTGTGGTCATCTTGGCACTTGGTATAAACGACATTTTCCACTTGGGGTAAGTGGGTGTCATATCATGTGCTGCTACACTACCACATAGCAACAACCACAGTATTACTGGGCGATACATTCTGCTACTACAACTGCTGAATATGAACCACCAGGAAATGCTTTGTTTGAACCACCACCGTAAGTAGCAACTGAAGTAACATTAAACCAAGTTGTTCCTGCTAGTGT